GGCTTCAAAGCACTGTGCTCGCATAATCTCCCCGAGCCGACCATCCTCCAAGGCAATACCGCGATGGATGTGGCGCTTTACACAGGGACAGGAAGCAGCCGCAGCATCACAGGATTGGCGTTCAGTCCGGATCTGGTGTGGATCAAAGCTCGTAGTGTCGCTTATGGTCACCGTTTGCTGGATATTGTACGAGGCGCAACAAACGCTCTAGCTTCGTCCTCAACTGCTGCTGAGTTTGTTGAATCTAATGGTGTAACAGCATTTAATGCTACTGGATTTAGCTTGGGTAGCGATGTTGTTTACAATGAAAATGCGAGTACATTCGTCGCCTGGTGCTGGGACTGCGGATCGAGCACGGTCACGAACACCAGCGGCAGCATCAGCAGCCAAGTGAGGGCATCGGCTACCAATGGCTGCAGCGTGGTCACCTATACCGGGACGGGATCGAACGCCACGGTGGGTCATGGCTTAGGTGCAGCTCCGGCTTTCATCATTACGAAATCCAGAAACAATGCTTTTGATTGGACTGTTTATCATCAGTCTCTAGGCATCAGTCAATACCTATTCCTCAACTCAACTGCGGCAGTAACTGGCAGCACCAACTATTGGAACACGGCGCCAACTTCCACGATCTTTGGCGTAGGCAATAACAACACAGGCTCAAGTGGCAGCAACCTTGTCGCCTACTGCTTCGCCCCTGTGGCTGGTTTTAGCGCCTTTGGAAGTTATACGGGCAACGGATCGAGCGATGGGCCGTTTGTGTATACCGGATTTAGGCCGAGGTGGATTTTGATCAAGGTTTACTCTGGCGATACGGGAAACTGGTGGATGTACGACGCAGCTCGTAACACATACAATCTCTCTGATTCCATTCTTCATGCAAACCTTTCGCTGGCAGAATTTACAAGCAACGGGCTGGATATTTTGAGCAACGGGTTCAAGATCCGCACTTCCAATGCAAACACAAACGGATCTGGATTTGGTTTTGTATACGCCGCCTTCGCGGAATCGCCCGTTAAGTATTCCCGCGCTCGCTAACCTTCATTTACGGACCTAGACCCATGCCCTACGCACTCCCCGATGGCCGCACCCCTCGTTAATACGAAACATTATGTTTATTCTGAACGAAAAACCAATTAGCCCTGACGTAGCCTTTGAGCACGAGGGCATTCAATATCCGGCCAACTGGATTCGTCTTGCTTCACCTGAAGAGCGGGAAGCCATTGGCATTACAGAAGAGTCTGACCCAATTCCCCACGACCAGAGGTTCTATTGGGATGCAGGCATTCCTAAGGACCACGCCCAACTTGTGGAGCAATGGGTAGGTCAGGTCAAGCAAACCGCTGGCACCCTCCTTAGCCAGTCTGATTGGTATATTACCCGCTTTGCTGAGACAGGCCGTGAAGCCCCTCAGAGCGTCCTTAAGCGTCGTTCTGAGGTACGCACCCTGAGCAACGAAAAGGAGGCCTTCCTGAGGGCTACAGCGTCCACTGATGAGCTTGCTGCTTATGTCACTGGTTCTGAGTTCAACGTGTGGGAAGTAGTTGCTCATCAAAACAATTTGGGTGGTTCTGATTCAATCATTGATACTATTTCTTTTGACACTGCAGTAACTGGTAGCGGCATTTTAGGCGGCGCCGGTGAAGACATAATCGTTCTGTAATTATCATGCTTACCATTCTTGGCCTTAAAGTCTCCTACGAGACCATCGTTTTCTTTGCCCTGTTTCTGGGTTCTGAAGTTATTGGTTCATCTAAACTCAAATCAAATAGTGTTGTTCAACTGATTCTTGGCGGTATTGCCGCTTTGAAACCTCTGCGTAAAGAGGACGACAAGCTTAACCAAATCAAGAACATCTTCAAAGGTTGAGGCTATGGTGCTGCTTCCGGTGAAGCAGTATTACGCCCAAACTGATAGTGCAACTGGTCATGGAGGCCGGATGTGCTTTAGCTCTACATGTGCTATGGCTATCAAGTACCTCCTTCCAGATGCTCTTAAAGGGAGTAATGCTGACGATACATACTTAAAGACCGTACTTAAATACGGTGATACAACGCAAGCTACCGCACAGATTAAAGCCTGTGCTCAATACGGCATCCTTGCCACGTTCTACACCACCGGAACCAAACAAAAGCTCCTGTTTGAACTTCAACAGGGCTACCCAGTAGCAACAGGCATCCTTCATCACGGTCCAGCGACTGCCCCAACAGGTGGTGGTCATTACATGCTGTTGATTGGTGATGACGGAGCTAAGGGTATCTTCCACGATCCCTACGGTGAATTAGATAATACCAACGGCGGCTATGTAAAAGTCGGTGCTGGTGGTATGTCAGTTCGTTATTCCTGGGCTAACTGGCTCAAACGCTGGGAAGTTGATGGTCCTGGGACTGGTTGGTTTATGACTTTCAGAAAACAATGATTGAAGCAATCGTCTCAGGCACTGTTGCCGTCTTTACTGCTGTTGTTGCCCTTCATTCTCGTATGCACACTCGCATTAACGAAGTTGACTCACGTATTGACCGTGTAGAACTTCGCATTGCAGAGAAGTATGTTCAACGTGAAGAGCTATCTTCAGCTCTACAAAAGATGGAGGATCACATGATTAGGATCGAGAATAAGCTAGACCAGATCGTGTTGAGAAATGGCTAAGAAAACCTGCACTAAATGTGGGTTAGAAAAAGATTTAAATGAATTTGAAGTAAAACGAAATCAGTGCAAACAATGCCGTAAACATACGACTGAATACAACCGTAATTGGAAGTATCAAACAAAATACGGCATTACACTGGATGATTATGGTAAAATGCTTCTTGCACAAAACGGTAAATGCAAAATATGTAGTGCTGATAATCCAGGTGGTCCTGGTAAAAGTTTTGCCGTAGACCATAATCACGATACTTTAGAAGTTCGTGGATTATTGTGTAATAACTGTAATCGTGGTTTAGGTCATTTTCAAGATAATCCATCATTACTTTTATCTGCTTTTAATTATCTACTTACTAACGGACATTATGGCACCAAAAAAGAAAGCTAGCGAAGAATCTTTTAACGAATTACACAGTTTAGTTACTGAAGAGTTTCTTCGTCGAATTAAAAGCGGTGAAGCAACCACACAGGATTTAAAAGCGTGTTGTGATTGGTTGTCTAAAAATGATATTTCAGGCTGCGCTTATGAAGGCAACCCCCTTGATAAATTGGCGTCTGTAATGCCTAAGATTGACCCTGAAATGGTACAACGGAGGCTGTATGGCTCAAAACACATCTGAGTACTACAAACAGAATCCAAAGGCACGTCAACGCCGACAAAAACAGCAAGCAAAGTACAACAAAACCAACAACGGTTTGAAAATCCGTACCGATGCTAATAAACTGAACCGAAAACTTGGTACTTATGGCAACGGTGACGGAATGGATGCTTCCCATACCGGACCTACAAAGGGTAAACTTGAAAACCCATCAGCTAATCGTCGTCGCCCACGCAAAGGCCAACGTTTCGCATGACACCGCTGCTGCCAACACCTGATCATTACCTCCAAAACCTAATAACCATGACAAGTCCTGAAGCTAAACGGCTCTGGAGAAGAGCCATTAAAGAGCACTTCAATTGTCAATGTGTCTACTGTGGAGAAACCTATGAATTACATGAACTTACATTGGATCACGTTCGTCCTCGCTGCTATGGTGGTGAAGACCTTACATCAAACCTTGTACCCTCCTGTTGGAGATGTAATCAGGCTAAAGGTAGCAATAACTGGCTCTCATTTATGAGGGCTACATTCGGTCATAATCCCTTGAGAGAGGGACTTATCTTATCCCATATTAACTAATCATGCCTGCATTATCCCCTGAGCAAAGGAAGCGTCAACGACAGCTTCAAATTCAACGTGAAGAAGAGTATGCGCGTGCCATGGCTCCTCGCCGTGGTTCAAAAGTTGCACGTTCTTCCATGAAAGGTGCTGCTACTAAAGGTGAAACCGTTGGTGGTGCACCTCAACGTGTTAGTGTTAAGAACTCCGTTAAAAGCAAGCAGCTTACTGCTGATGAAGCACGTACTCCTAAAGTAGAAGCAGGTAAGTCTGATCCTGAGTTTCGTCGGCCAACTCCTGCTGACAAGAAGCCAGCTACTCCTCCCGTAAAGGCTTCTGTCCAGCGTACCACTGCAATGCCTGCTTCGCGGATGACTCCCCCGATTCCTAAGCCGAAGCAAGAAACTAAAGCTGCTGCTCAATCTTACCGTGACAAGGAGGACACCAAGGGTACTTCGGTTGGTCGGTATCGTACCCTTTCTGAACACCTGGCTGCTGTACAAGCTAACAAAGCCATGAAGATTGGTTCTAAGATGGATACTAAGTCTGATGTGTACACCCCTTCTACTAAGGTAGATGGTGGTAAAATGGACACGTCTAAGGTAACCTCTAAGACTGAAGAGTACGATAAGAAAAAGCGTAAAAAAGTTAACTGATTTATTTACCAATACCGCCGCTCAGTAATGGGCGGCTTTTTTTATGGCTGACAATCGTCTTTCATGGGCTGACTGGCAAAAAAAGGCTAACGCAGAATACGTCAAAGGGCAATACGGTGCTGCCCAAATGATTAGAGATTGGGGTTATCCAAAAGAGTTTGGTCCTGAGGAATTTAAAATTGAATTTGACAAAGGTAATGTCAAACGCAAAGATCGTTCTGCACGTCAGCAACACCGTGGTAAGGCAGATGAACTCAGAACCAAACGGGATGTAACCACGACAGAGGCTGCTGAAGCACAAAGAAAAGCTCTTAAAGCTGAGATTGCTAAAGAAGCTCAAAGCACTTTGGTTCAATACGGTACAGGTGGTGCTAAACCTATCTTTGAACATAATGTTCAGCTCAGTGATCCTTATTGGCAAACCACCGATAAACCTCCTGGTGATCCGGATAACCTCAGCAAGAGTGATCCATTTTTTGAAGCTCAAAAAACTGAGTTTGAAAAGTACAATACCCAATCCGGTAGACCGTTTGTTCCTACGGTTAATGAAATTACTGGAGAACTAAGAGTTATTCCTCGCCAGTATTTTGACTCTTTGGCTGATCCTTCTACACTTCCTGGGTTAGATATTGCTTTAGATGCTGAGCCTAAGAAAGCATTTACTGAAGCACTTAAAAATCTTTCTGGTACTGGGATTTCAACAAAATCAACAGCAAGTGTTCGATTTGCACCCCCTGCAACACCTGCACCTACACGTACTCCTAGCCCTAAACCAACTCCTAAACCAGCACCTGTTGCTAAACCTAAACCAGTTGCTAAACCTAAACCAGTTGCTAA